GGCGGCATGTCGAAGCGCGAGGCCCATGAAGAGGCCGTCAAACGGATTGAGGGCGGGAAGGCGAAGGACGAATTACCGAAGGCACCTGATTCTAAGACATTCGTTGGCAAACAAGCAATGGTGCCAATTCGCCGTGGCGGGCGTGGTCCTGTGCTGGGTGAGACAACGGCGGAGCGTACTGGTACTCCGACTGGATACGTGTATATGTACTGGTCTAGTTCTCTTAATCAGTATGTCACAGTGCCGAACAGCAATAGTGATGCGCTCCGTCCGGTCGGCCGCGCGGTTGACTATGACCTGGTCGAAGAAGACTGCGTCGCTGACATCAACTACTACAAGGAACAGATAAAGACCACAGAGGCGCAGCGGAAACAACGTGGTGATCAAGAAACAGATGCCGACCTGCACTTTTACAAAGAGCAGCTTGCCATCGAGGAGCGTAATTTGGCGCGCGTAAAGCGGGGTGAGAGAGTGGTTGCACGTGACATGCTGCTCCCGGTTGGCCGTGACGCTGATCCCGCAATGCAGATGCTGGCCAGGCAGCGTGAACTATTACGAAAGCGAAATACTTTGGATGCTCAGTTTGAAAACGGCGACGTTAGTGTTGCGGTTTATGAGCGCGGGTTAGAGGAAGTTGAGCGGTCATTACGTATTTTGCAAGCGCAAATGAATGCTTTGGCTAGGGATGCTGATCCGCTTCCAGTGGGCAAAGAAGAACCGCTGCCGCGGCCGAAAACCATCGAAGACCTGACCAGGCGGCTTGAGGGCGATAAACGGATCCTCGAACGGCGTAAGCCGGCGAAGGACGACCTTACTTTTGTGGCTGGCAGCCTGCCAGATACTGCTGAAGCACGCAGTATTCAAAAAATGCGTGAGGAATTGTTGGCTCTTGATCGTAAGGACTTTCTGTCAGCCAGCGAGCGTGCACGTATGCTGTACTTGGAAGAGTTCTTGCGCGCAAAGGGTCGTTTAGCGACAGACGCCTTGGTACCAGTCGGCAAAGTCTGCGATGAACTACGACCGGTCGGGGCGGGGAGGTAAGGCATGCGGGGCTACTTCACGACTCCCATCTCCGAGAACATCGAGGAGACGCCAGAGGGATTCCTGATTGCCAGGGACTGCGTCCTGGCCAGGACCGGTTGGCAGAAGTACCAGGTATCGGACCTGCCACGCGAGGCCGCTGACCGACTGGGTGTGGACGTGTCTAATCCGTCCGCGTCTATCGAGCTGTTCCGCCCGCTCGCCGAGGTATTCCACCCTGACACGATGAAGTCGGCCGAGGGCAAGCCGGTAACCGACAATCACCCGAACAGCGCCGACGGCTTCGTGCATCCCGACAACTTCGCCGAGTTTGCGCGCGGTCACATCCAGCATATACGCCCAGGGCGTGAGCAATTGGATTCTGGCGACTATCCGCTGCTGGGTGACATACACATCACTGCCGAGCCGCTGCTGTCCAAGGTGCGCAACAAAACGGCGCGCGAACTCTCGCTCGGTTACGACTACGGCATTCGTCGGGTCGGTGACCGTATCGAGCAATGCGACTTCATCATTAACCATTGCGCAGTGGTGCCGCGCGCGAGAGCCGGGCCCGAAGCCCGCATCAACGATGCCGCGGCTCCTGAACCTTCTGAATCACCGCCGCCCGCGCCGGTCATCAAGGAGCCGGCAGAAACCACAACCCTAACTAAGGAGAAAAAGCCTGTGAAGAACAAATTGCTTCACACTTTCGGCAGAGGACTTCGGGCCATGGCGGCCGACGAAGCAACCGATCCCGAGGATTTGGCGGAGGCGGCGATGGAGATTTCCAAGCACCAGGAACCTCCGGCGCAGAGCTCCGTCGTTGACGCCGAACGCAAAACTGCACATGACGCCTTCGAACGCATGATGGACGGCAAAGCCACTGATGCTGATATGGAGACGCTCGGCAAGTGGATGAAAGAAGAGAAGGAAGAGCCGGAACACCAAACCGACACAGCCGAGCTGGAGCAGGTCCTGGCCAGTGACGCCGGCGAAAAGTGCGCTGACTGTGGTGCAGTCATGGACAAAGACCACGTCTGCGACGCCGAGTCGGAGGATCCGCAGGAGGCCGAGGAGGAAGAAGAGGAGGGTGAGGAAGAGCGGTCAGAAACAGGTGTTGCTGATCGTGTCCGTGCAACAGACGCGGTGGAAGGCGCCCGGGCCGTACTCAAGGTCCTCCGTCCCACCGTGGCCCGGTGCAAGGACACTGCCGTTCACAATGCCTTCAACGCCGCACTGCGTTCGGTGACCCGGTCCAGCCGTGCCTCTGCGGGTAGCTATGACCGTTTCGGTACTGTGGCCCGTGCTCGCGACGGCGCAAAGCGGGCTCCGGCACGTGCTCGGGCTCGTGCAGCTGATGCCGGAGCTGAGAACCCGCTCGAGAAACTGCAGAAGTACTACAACGACGCGCACAAGGGGGTTAAATAACTATGAGTTCCTTCACCTCTTTTGGAACTTCCATTCCGGTGACAGGGCCGAACAACGGGTTCCCTGGCACGGTCAGCCGGTTCGGAGAACGCGTCATTTCGGCGCGGCCCTTCTCGCCGATCACGCCCACCAACAACCTCAACTTCGGCGATCCGGCTGTGCTGGTGCCCAACTCCACGGCCAACCTCGAGGATTCCTACGACTCCATCAAGGACTTCCTGGGGACGATCGGCAACACCGCGCTGCTGGCTCAGTACTTCACCGGCATGGCGGTGCGCGAGGTCAAGACCCAGGTCACCTACCCGCAGACGCCTGGCAACAATTTGTCAGGCTACTACTCGAACGGGCAAATGGCGGAAGTGCTGGAGCGCGGTTCGGCAACGGTGCTGCTGGCTGTCGGCGCGCCCAAGAGTCAGGACCAGGTGTACACGCGTGTCGTGCTGAATGGCGCCGTGGCCGCGGGTCTCGTCGGCGACTGGGAAACCAATCCGGCGGCCTCCGACCTGTTCACATTGGTCGTGGGCACGGGCGGTGCGGCAGCGGGGCAGAAGGTTATCCCCGTCGCCTCCACTACCAACGTGCAGGTGGGGCAGCTGGTCTCGGGTCCTGGTGGTTCGGGCGGGTCTGGCGGGCAGGCTTCCGGTATTCCGGCCGGCGCGTACGTGGCCAGCCTGATCACCAACACCTCCATCACCCTCAACGTCAATCTGACGGCGGCTCTGGCGGCCGGTCAGGTTATGACGATGAGCAACCTGTTCGCCGTACCGAGCTGCGTGGCCCGGACGGGCAACCTGGACGCCAACAACGTCCTCGAAATTACCTTCAAAACCCGCCTCGCGGCGTAACCAAGGAGAACGAATGAGAACCGCTGTCACCAACAATCGCGGGCGGGCGTTCGACGCCGCTGGCGGTTCCGGACTGGCTTTTCTGCAGAGCCAGCTGGAACTCATCGATACTGACCTGGTGCGACCGCTCCAGGCCGTGACACACAAGCGCGATATCGCTGTTGACGTCGGGGGAGGTTTCCCCGAGTTTATCAGCGCTTTCGCCTCTAACTATGCCACAACCGGCAATTCGTTCTTCGGGCTCCAGGGCACCAACAACACGGAGATTCCCGAAGCGCAGGCCGACATTCAGAAGGGCGTGTGGCGCACTTATATCTGGGCGATGGGTATGACCATTACCTGGGTGGATCTGCGGCGCATGGAGTTCGCCCTTCGCACCGGACAGGCGCCGCCGTTCTCGCTTCAGGAGCTGTATGAGGAGAGCGTCGAAACCAACTGGGGCAAGGCGCTCGACTTTGTAACATACGCGGGTTTCTTGGGTGACCCGGCCCTGGTTAACAACCCCAATGTGTACGAGTACACGGTACCCAATACAGGCACCGGCAGCTCGACCACATGGGCGTCCAAGACCCCGCAGCAAATCCTGTTCGACGTCAACATTGCTCTGAATCAGACCGTGTTCAACAGCGGTTACGACGCGCAGGAGGGCATGGCAGACCGGCTGCTCATTCCCTACACACAGTTCGCCATCCTCACTCAGCCCATGACGGTGGGCGGCGTGCCGGTGGCAAAGTCCACGATTGCCTATATTGAGGAGGAGTGTGTCGCGGCTCACCACGGCATTCCCTTCAAGATCAACTTCCTCCCCAATCCCTGGATCAGCGGGAAGGGCGCCAGCAGCACGGACCGTGGGGTGTTCTACAAGAACAGCCGCAAGTCCTTGTACCTGAAGGTGCCGCAGCCTATGATTCAGGCCATGACCGTGCCGACGACACGGGCAGGCGGTGCGTACGAGACTATGTACGCCGGCTGCATCAGTCAGATTGTCTTCAAGCGTACGCAGACCATGGTGTACGCTGACGGCATATAAGATTTTTAACTTGTATACGAAGGTAGGCTGTCTGTAGTAAAGTAGTCATATGACTACTAAGCAGCAGTTAGCCTACTTTCGAACCTCGTGTGCGGGTTTAGCCGTAAGGATAAACCCAAAAAGCAGGTAAAGTCAACAGTTCCATGTGGATAGTCAAGGCAATTCACGTTGACAAGTGCAACCGAAGAAGTGTGTATCGTTTCGAGATTCACTGAAAAAGCCCAGCCACAGTTGGTATCGCTGTGACCGGGCTTGTTTTGCAGCATTTGACTAGCCGAGCGATCCTCTCTCGCCCTTCGACAGATGGGAGAGGTTCTCTCTTAGTTCTGCGGCCATCCGGGAAGCCACTGTAGGCCCGTGGCCCAAGCCGTTGTGACTCTTCTCTTCTGAGTCATGTGGAAAAGTCTAGCAGGTACGCAAGCACCAAAATAAGGGCAGTTCAGTGGAAAAGGCAGCACAAAACGCGGAAATGAAACGGTTCAACGCAGCACTACGTCGTGTAGTGCGCGTTTCCAAAACTGACCTCAATCGGCTGTTGTCAGAGGAAAGAGCACAAAAAGCAGAGGCGAAATCCGTTCGCGCAACAGCGCAACCGGACCCTGCGGTAATACATAATTCGTTCGACTGTTCCCCCGATATGCCCACTCAGTCCCCCGACTGCGTACTTAAAAGGTAAACGCGCATCGTATACCGTGCGCTGAGGGACTCGTCATGTCGCTAGGCATTGCTCTAAAAGGCCCCGAGGGGATCGTTCTCGCTGCGGACAGCCGAGTCACGCTGATGACGCAGATGCAATTCCCGAATCAGCCTCCTTGTTTGATCCCGGCGTCGTTCGATAATGCCACGAAATTATTGCGCGCAAAGGGACACGATTATGTAGCCGCCGTGACCTACGGGGCTGGGGCGATAGGCGCGCAGCAACCACGCACCGCGCATAGTTTTTTGCCGGAGTTTGAGCGCGAATTGGGAGAAGACAGGGTGACGGTTCTTGAATTCGCAACGAAAATCGGCGGGTTCTTTATGCGCCAATGGCAAGCGTCCAAAATGCCGATCACGGGAAACCCTGAGAACGACATGATTTTCTTGGTGGGCGGTTATTCGACTAACGAAGCCTACGGCGAGGTTTATGAAGTACACGTTCCATCGAACCCGACGCCGGTTCAGAAAGTGCCCGTCGGAGAATTCGGGATGGTCTGGGGAGGTCAAAGGGGCATCACGGATCGGATCGTGCAGGGATTCGACAGCGCGGCGATGCCTGTAATCTACGACGCGCTAAACATCCCGAAGGGGCAGCGCGATCCCGCCAAATTGGAAGTTGAGTTGAAAACAAAACTGCAACTTAAGATGCCCATTCAGTTCCTGCCATTGCAGGATTGCGTGGACTATGCGATCTTCCTGATCCGCGCAACCATTCTTTTGCAAAAGTGGATTATTGATGTCAGAGGCGTTGGTGGGGCCGTTGATGTCGCAACGATAACTCGCACCGATGGATTCAGACCCGTGCAATTGAAAACAATCGTCGGCGAACAAATTAAGTAGAAGAGGATAAAAATATGACCTTCACATCTCCGAGCTCATCAAATAGCTATCTATCAACCGATTGGGTGAAATCCACGGAAGATATGCACATTGAGGCGTACAACCCAGCTGTAGCTGAGGAGGCCCCGTCCGCTCAGCAAAACTCAGACGAACCTCTTTTTGGAACCCATCTTCGAGAAGCGGCAGGGGCAATTAAACGTCTTGGAATGTTTGATCATGACAAGCTAGATGACGCTGTACAGGCACGGCGCAAGGCAGAGTTGAAATACTGTGGTAAGTATGCGCCTAAAAAATTTTAACAAAAAGTTGCGCGGGCGAAAAGGGCTAAGAGGAAAGCTACGGTGGTATGCGGTCCTCCTTGCTCGCTTACTGCCTGCTGAGCCTCGACTCCCTGGTTGAAAGTTCGCCCGCGCGACACAAAAGAAGCAAGGAGAGGAACAGATTTATGCAGCTATTGTTCAAGAGAGCGAAGATCTTCATGCTGGAGAAGGACGGCAAGAACCTGCGTTTTTCGTCCGGACCTGGCGGCCCAGTACCAGTCCCCGCCTGGGTGGCGGAGACTGGTACCTACAACCATGGTATGGAGGACGGCAGTATTGTCAACCTTACCGAAAAGGCGCGTCAGCAAGAAGAGGTGCTGGCAAAGGAAGAGCACCGAAAGCCTGAGGCGATTATCGATCCTGTAGTGCCAGAGGACGAGCAGGGCGACGAGCCTGCACAGCGTGCACCGCAAGGCACTGTGACAGCCTCGACCACAGTGAAGACTGCGCAGCCCAAGCTTGTCAAAGCAAACAAGGAGTAATTATGTGCTCAGGGAGCTGGCCTAACTTCGACGCCTGGCTGCAGACGGCCTGGGGCGCCGGAGCTGAGTTCTGGAGCTCGTGGGGTTGCGGGGCGGGTGTGATCGGGCTGCGCTTTGGCTCTAACCCGCTCTACTACCTGGACGACTTCCTGAGCATATATCCTAAGTTCTTTGGCACGCCCACAGTCGTGGCCGGATGCTCTGTTGTAACTGGTACTTCTAATGTGGGCGTACCCGGCGGCACAGCCGGCATGGCCGTGGGACAGTTCTTCACCAGCGCTGCTTTCCCTACGGGTAGTGTCATTGTTTCGGTAGCTTCGGCTTCCATCGTGGTCAATACCAGCGCGCTGATCACCGGATCAGGTGTTATGCTGCAGGTCTATGAGAACCAACCGGTACCTCCAGTAGTAGTGCAGATGTACCTCAACCTGGCCGTGTCTTCACTACAAGTAGATCAGTGGGGCGCGGAGCAATGGTCGGTCGCAATAGGCTGGTTCATTGCACACTACTGCACTCTGTACGCGGAGACGGATGTGGCTGATATGGAAGCAGGCATAATTACGGTTATACATGGCGAGATTCCTGCCGGAGCCATACCGGGCACCGTGTATACACTCAGCACTACACCGCCCGCGGGGGTCCTGCAAAGCTTGACCAAGAATGGTCTGTTCCTCATGCCAAGTACAGACTATATGCTGGTCAATAACCAGATCACGCTGACTGTGGCTACGGTCCTTAATGACGCCCTGTACACAACATGGCCCGTGCCCCAAGAGTCATTCTCGTCCTCGCTGCCAGTCGGAGCTCAGATAGCAGCGCAGGCGGTGGCCTCGGGCATACTGACGAGTAAAAGCGTGGGTGACGTGTCGGCCTCCTATGCCGTGCTGGCCGCGCTCGAGCAATGGGGCGCGTGGAACCTCACCAAATACGGACAGTTGCTGGCTACCATGGCCAACGACGTGGGGTCTGGGCCCCTTCTTGTATGGTGAAGATTCGTAGTTACGGTAATGGCGTCTATGTATTCCATTGTCCAGGCTGCGGCTATAACCATCCATTTCATACTGACGCCGCACACCATCCCACTGGACAATCCTGGACTTGGAACGGTTCTGTTGATGCTCCTACCATCATGCCGTCTCTTTTGATCTTCAAAGACATACCTGCTAAGCGCTGCCATTCATTCATCAGTGACGGCTACATTCGGTTTTTATCTGACTGCTTCCACGAATTGAAGGGGCAAACGGTGGAAATTCCAGACTGGGATGATCCCGCATGGTAATGAAGGTGGCGGTACAAAAGCGCGCCGGCAGTGCGGCTCTGTTGAAGCGGGTCGCAGGCCTCAACAAATTCGCGGCTTATGTGGGTGTACCAGCTACATCCAGCCGGGAGCGGAGCGACCAATTACTGCGCATGGCCGGTACGCGTACTGGCAAAAAAGCGGCCAGGCTGCGCAAGGAAGCTAACTCTGACCTTAACAATGCAGAGACTCTGTTCTTGTTGAGCAAAGGCTCTCCGCTCAAGAAACAACCGCCCCGGCCCGTGCTTGAACCCGCTGTACAGGCAGACGGCAATCGCCAGTCTATAGCCCGCGAACTGGCGGCGAAAGCGAAGGCGCAGCTGGACGGCGATCAGGCGGGAGCTGTCAGAGCTACGCAACGTGCAGCTCTGGCTGCGCAGAATGCGGCGCGCGGCTGGTTTACAGACCCGCGTAACAACTGGGCGCCTAATGCCGCTTCTACTGTACGGGCGAAAGGCAGCGATCGGCCGGGCATAGATACTGGAGCCACAAGGGCGGCTATCGTGGGCCTGGTGGCGGAGGAATAATGTCTACACAGGTCACTTCAGAACAGATTGTCAACTCTACGGTAGACAGTTCGCCGGTCGGAGCCACGACGCCCAGTACAGGTGCCTTCACTGCTTTATCGGCCTCAGGAACTTCCGCGCTGAATGGCGGGGCTACGACAACTGCGCCAGGATCTACTGATAACAGTACCAAAGTGCCGACGACTGGCTGGGTGCAGGCATTGTTCGCGGCACTGGGATTCGCCATTTCGCTGAACACCAATGGTTACATCAAGCTGCCCAGCTTGTTGGGCGGACTGGTGATGCAGTGGGGAACGGTGTCGGGGCTCAATGACAATACTCCCACCACGGCTGGGTTCAACCTCACTTTCCCGAATGCCGCCTACGCGGTTTTCGCTAATGACAATGGTCCCAATGCGGCTAGCGGCAACCCAAGGACCATGGGGTGCCAGATTTCAAGTACTTCGCAATTTACTATTTTGTCTTCTGGCTCAGGTGCATCGGCTTTCTGGTGGGCGGTAGGCCACTGACATGATAGACGTCAGCGACATTGTTGCGGACAGCGACATGCAGGCCCCGCAGCCCTATACTATACTGCGCAGTGCGATGCAGTACGTGGCAGGTGGCGTGACAGAGGACGCCATTATTAGCATCGTGGTGCGCGGTCCTGTTCAACAGGCCAGTAATAAGGAACTGCAGATGTTGCCGGCAGCCGACCGGGTCGGGTCGATACGGTCGTTCTGGTGCCTGCAGCCTGTTTATCTGACGCGCAGCTCGGGTCCTGCACCGTCAGTCCATGGTGAGGTGCCATCTGGTACACGGCCGGGTACCGTCTACACGCTCAGCGCGCCTCCGCCCGGAGCTGTGCTTATGCTGTATAAGAATGGACTGCTGTTAGTGCCAGTTACGGACTACATGCTGAACGGCAATACCATCACTTTGACGGTGGCTGTTCAACCGTTGGATAAACTCTGGGCGCAGTGGCCGGCGACAGCTAATGTGCTGTCGGGGTTCAGCGATATCCTGCAGTACGAGAATACACAGTACCGAGTGATGCAAGTGTACCGTGTGCCGGGCTCTGGCTACTGGAAAGCACTCGCGACCCGAATGCAGGCATCATGATTACAACCACATATCCCAATGGTCAGCAGCTTGTCAGTGATGCGCTGTCGCAGGCAGCTATGAATCAGTTCATGCAGGCGCTCACTTGCGGTTTACTCGGGCTCAATCCACCTGACCTCAGTCAGGTGCTGGTGGACTGGCAAACTCAAGGACAACCATTCGCGCAGACACCATTGACTAACAGGTGCTACTTGGCATGCGTGGTGACTGATGAGCCGTACCACAGGGTACGCGATCGGCAATATGGCCAGGTGGGCAACCAGGTACAAGAAATATGGACCTACACGCGGCCCTGGAAGATCAGTTGGGTATTCTACGGCGACAACGCTAAGGTTCCCTCGCTGGTTGGTTCTTCTTCGCTGGATCGTGCTACTACACTATGGACCGGCACTTTTATGGACTACTTCAGTGATCAGTTGGAGCTGGAGGGTCTAGCCGCCGTCAACGAACCTGCAACCCCCATACGTATACCAGAGCAGTTCAATGCGCAATGGTGGGACCGGTCAGACTTCAGTATCGAACTGTACGAGTTGGTGACTGATACCATACTGGATGGGGCAGCTACCAGCGTAGAAGTCAAACTCTATCAAGGCACCGGAACGAATCCGGTGGCCGATTTCACAGTATCGGAGACTTAAATGGTGACGCCACCGCTCGCTCTTTCGGATATTGTCGACGTAACGGTCACAGTATCGCCGGCCGCAGCCTCTGCCAACTCTTTCAACCAGGGACTCTTTATCGGTCCTTCTGGCGTCATTCCTTCGTATGGGGCTAACAGCCGCGTACGCCAGTATTCGGCTGCTGCCTTTTCGACGGCCATGTTAACAGACGGATTTACGGTTAACGAACCGGAATATCTGGCGGCTCAGATCTACTTTAGTCAGGACCCGCAACCACAGTTCATCTGGATCGGCCGTCAGGACCTGACGGCTATTTCTACGGGAGTACCTACCAGTGGCAACGCCGGGGCCAGCTGGGTTGTAGGCGACTTATTTACCATCACGCAAGGTGGTGCCAGCAATGGCATCGGTAAGGTCACGGCTGTGACCGCAGGTGCGGTAACGGCCTGGGTGCCTTATCAGCAGGGCACTGCCTACAGCGTGGCCAATGGACTGACGACGACGGCCATCAGTCCCAGTGTGGGAACGGCGCTCGAAGTCAACATCACGGCCATCGGCGAGTCCCTGCTGCAGGCTGCGACTGCCTGCCGCGCGGCCAATAACACCTGGTATGGCCTGGCAGTTAACAATCCGGCTGACTCCGATAACCTGGCCCTGGCCGAGTGGGCTGATCCGCTGTGGCAGAGCACGCGCTACTATGTTTGGTCAAACGATGTGGCCATTCCTAACGGCACCACTAACAATCTGGCGCTTCAATTGCAGAATTTGAAGCTGCGCTCTGTCGGTATCTACAGCACGACGCAGGGTGGACTCTACCCCAATAACATATACGCAGCCGCGGGGCTGATGGGCGTAGAGATGGGCTTTAACACGGGGCTGGCCGGCAGCTTCTTCTCGATGGCGCACAAGCAAATCGCGGGCATTGCTACTGAGCCGCTGACGCAGACTCAGTACAATACCATCCTTAGCGCTGACTTCAACGTGTACGGCAACTTTAGTCCGTACGAGTTGCTCGAGCCTGGGTTTGCTTCTAACGGTTCACCCAGTTTCCTGTGGCTGTATCTGGCCATGCTGGTTAACCAGTTGCAGATTAACGAGCTGAATGTTCTCCAGTCACAGCCGGCCGTGCCGCAGACGAATATAGGTGAGCACCTGCTCATTCAGGCGGCCAACCAGGCCTGTCAAACTTTGGCTGACATCGGGTTTATTGCGTCCGGCACTTGGGAAGGTGTGACCATCAATATCCCAGGCGTGGCATTGACGCTCGGCCAGGCTCTTAACTCTGGGTACCTTAATCAGGCTCAGCCTTATAGCCAGCAGTCATCCGGCGACCGTGCGGCTGGCAAGGCCATGCCAATTTACTGCGCTATCACTTCGGCGGGAGTTGTGCAGAGCCTGCTGATCGGCGTCTACACTCAACTGTAAAGGGGGCAGGATAGATGCAGGGCGCAACATACGCTTTCAAGTCGTTGGTGGGCGTGCTCACCAACCCAATCTTTGGGGTGACCATACCTCTGACCGGCGGCAATATTGGTGCTGGTTCGTTCCATGTCAGTATGACGACGGAACGGACTGTGCATGACGTAGCTGCGGACAGCACGGTGATGGTCAGCTACGTGGCAGGCGACAATGGGATGTTGGCCATCGAGTGTCAGGAGACTTCAGTACTGCATTCGCAGTTGAACGCCCTGTATAACCTGGCCCTGCAGGCAGCCAACAATGACGATGTGTCGGGCTGGGCGGCCAACAGTGTCAGCTTCCGTTTCCTGACCGACAACTCGCAGCACCAGTTCACGGGGCTCAGCTTCCAGAAGTTTCCCGACAAACCGTATCAGGCCCATGGAGCACGCGTGACCTGGAACCTGCCATTTGCCAACGGCGTCAACCAGTAAAGGAGCGTTATGAGTGGTGCAAGGACCACTATATTTGAACTGAACGGGCAACGGTATCAGTTGTCCAAGATGGACCCCGTTATCGGCGGGTTTCTGTGGCAGAAGTTCGTCGCAGCGGGGTTCAAAGCTTCACTGTCGTTCAGAACGGCGGAGTCTGCATCCTCGGAAGTAACTGATGTTCCCGAGACTACGCCCGAGCAGCGTACGCGCGGTGCAGTGGCCATCGGACTTACGCAATTCTCGCTGGAGGACTACAGGCAACTGGTCAAGGAGACCATGAACGTGGTCCGCCGGTTGACCTCACTCGAAGCCGCGCAAGAGGTGCCCATGCCAGTGCGCAGCGACGATGGGCGCTGGGCCTTCCCCGACCTGGCAGAGGATCCGATGGCGGTCACCAGACTGATGACGGAGGCTCTGGTGTTCAACCTTACCTCTTTTTTAGACTGACCCGGGAGTGGGAAACGCCCGGTCTGCCATTTGAGACTGTGGCCTTTCCCACGCTAGAGCCTCTGGTATGGCGGCCAATAGCAGCGGGGCTCTGGCGGCAGCATGAGGCCCGGGACGGCACCTACGACGTGGAAGACCTTTGCGACGTGCTTGAGTTCCTGGATGTGAAGGAAGAGAACGAGCGGCGCTACGCGGAGTGGAAAGAGGCAAATCATGCTTAATACTCTCTGCGTACTTAACTAACGCTGCCAGGAGGTATTTTGCCCTCATTTCTTGACGAATATCTCGTGCGTCTTGGCGCCAGTGTAGATGCCGGCAGTTTTGCCAGGCTTGGCGTCACACTGCGTGAGGCTGGTTCGGCTTTTAATACCACTGCGCTAGGTATGACGTCTGCAGCTCTTAAGGCTCAATTGGCGATCGTGGGCGGGTTCGCTGCCATTGGTACGGCCGCGGTCGGACTGGTCGACAAAATTGCCATGGCCGATCAGGAGTACCGGCTTTTTGCGTTGCACATGTTTATGTCGAAGGACGCTGCGCGCGGGCTGAAGGTGGCCATGGACGCACTCGGTCAGCCGCTCGAGAACCTGACGTGGGATCCGGAACTGCGCGGACGTACCATACAGTTGCTGCAGGATCAGCGGCGGATGGCGCCTGGCCAGGATTTTGATATGCAGATGAGGCGGGTGCGCGATATCCGCTTTGAGTTCACGCGCATGGAGGTGGAGCTCCAGTACCTGACTATGAATGTGGTGAACAACTTCCTGCGTGCGCTGGGCACAGGACCAGATGAACTGCTCAAGAAGCTGCGTGAGTTCAATACCTGGGTTGTCACCCACATGCCCGAAATTTCTCAATGGATTGTGAAGAACCTGGTGCCGATTGGAAAAGAATTCGGCGTCGCATTCCGCAGTGTCGAGCAAACTCTTAAGAGCCTGGCCGTCACGTTCACGCACGTCATGGGCCTCTTGACAGACGACCCACGCATGATGGGCGGCTTTGACCTCGAGGAGTTCCTTAAGGCTCTCGTACGTGCCATCACGATTGCCACGAGCGTGCTGACGGGCTTCCTGGTAGTCGTGGACGACGTGATCCAAGGCCTGTCCAGCCTGGTCGATGCACTGGCCGCGCTTGCACACGGGCAGTTTTCTGATGCTGGCACCGCGCTCAAGACTGCGGCCCGGGACCTGAGTATGTACGGCGAGGCCAAGGACCTGGTCAAGGCCTGGCAGCCGGCTATCAGCGCCATAGCGCAGGATAATGCGGCCGACGGTGCACCCAGCGCTGTATCATCCACGGTGGATCCGGATATTTGGCGCAGGCTGGCCGCAGGTACCGGAGGCGTGGTCAGTGCAGATACACTCAAAGCCTTGGCCTGGGTGGAGTCCGGACCCCTAGGTATGAATGCGCGCAGCAAGAAGGGCGCCATTGGTACGATGCAACTGATGCCAGATACGGCTGCAGAGTACGAGGGTGATCCCAACAATATGATGGATAACCTGCGCATGGGCACTACACACCTGTACGAGCTGATGAAGCACTACGGCGGTAATCTGCCAGAGTCGATTGGAGCCTACAACGCGGGGCAGGGGCGTATGGATCAGTTTTTGGCCGGTAAGGCCACACTGCCGGCTGAGTCGCGCAATGAGATAGCTAAGGTGCTTGGATTGCTTGGTCAGCGCGGCTCTGTCCAGGTAGGTTCGGTTACAATCACCATTATTCCTCCATCTGGAGTGAGCCCAGAGCAGATTGCCCACCAGGTTAAAGCTAAACTACAAGATCAGGATGGCAAGCGCGTACAGCGTAATATGGCCGAGTTCCAGGGCTGGAGCTATGGACAATGAGCGCGGCTACTGGTCTCTGGCGTCCACCACAGTGGAGCGGGCCGGCTATGGTGTCGATCACCGTACCGCCACAATCTAATAACAACAGTCAGCAATCGACCTCCTCAGTTACTAATTCGATCGTTGGTTCTACACCCAGTTCAGTTTCGCTGTCCAGTACGGCTACGGCCGTACCTGACACTACTCCGAACGTCACGCCGCCGCAGGTGTATGTTTTCGATGCCGTCTTCACATTGGAACATGAACAGCGTTTAGAGAAGACACGTCATCCCGTACAGACCGGGGCCGACATCAGCAGTCACGCCTACCTTATGCCTGCGCGGGTATCCATGTACGTAGGCATGTCAGATGCTATGGATTCTTACGCCACTGGCCGCAACCCCAAGGCTTCACCATATGTGCAGCCATGGACCGGTAATTCTAGCAAGAGTGTCAGCGCTTACCAGCAGATGCTGAAGTTGCAGGCCTCACGCATACCACTGACAGTGACGACTCGCCTGCGTACCTACACTAACATGGTGATAACCTCAATCGGTCCGCAGGAGGATGTACGCACTATTAAGGGTTTGCGTATGCGGATAGAGTTCGAGCAAATCTTTACGGCGGCGATCGCCTCGGCTCCTATCAGTGCACGTAACAACGACACGCAGACTACAGGTCTCGGTGCCGTGAACTCACAGACGCCCGATGGGTCTCTGATTGATCAGTTTAGTGCGCCGGCAGACGGTCAGGCGCCTGTAGACGTGCCAGGTGCAGGTGACTTTACCAGCAACCTGGGCAGTGGGGTGACACCTTGAGGCAATTGGTGCCTTTGGTCACCGCACCCAATCAATCCTTTGCCATACAGCTGACGGTGGACGGACAACCTCTTACGCTCAACTTGACAATCGGCTATTCGAGCATGGCTGGTTATTGGCAAATGTCGGTGGCAGATATTAACAACAATCTGCTGATTGCCTCGGTTCCATTATTGACAGGCAACTATCCAGCTGCTAATGTGCTGGCTCAGTATGGTTACCTGCGCATCGGCAGCGCCTACCTGCTGAATACTGGCAATGCGCCCACGGACTATCCGGATGCCAATAACCTCAATCTGTACTCCCTGTTGTGGGCCGATACGGTACTGCCATGAGCACATCCTCATTACCGCTCTGGGGTCAGGCCTGGGAGCTAGTGGTAACCTATGCCACAGCTACGGGAGCCCAGCAGACCACCATCACGGCTTCGGCCTGGCAGCCAGAGGCGCTGCACATGACGTTCGAAGTGTTGCAGAGCACCCTGCCAAGCCCCTGGTGGTTCGCCGATATCAGCATTTATAACTTTAACAAGGCAGAGGCCAAGAACACACTGGTCAATGCTACGTGGGCGACTCTCAAAGCCGGGTTTCAGACCGGACCCAATCTGTATTCCATTATCTGGGATGGACCTGTGTTCCAGGTATTGTTCGATCAAGAGAATGTGGTAGACCAGCGGGTCACGCTGCATTGCGTGGCCAACCCGCAGCAACTGACACAGATAGTCAGCTTTGCTACCGGACCGTGGGCTGCTCAGCAGCAGATAGTAGCGCGCATGATCGACGCGGCAGGGGCGCCACCGATAGATCCGGCGCGAGGCACGCAAGGCCAGCAGGCTAACCAGATAATGTCGGCCAAGCAATACCCACGCGGTTACGGCTGTTTTGGCAAGGTAGGGAAGTACCTCGCGGAGCTGGCCAGCGACAACTTCATTACCACTTTTCAGGATGGTCAGCAGGCCTACCTGACCGAGATGTACAACGACAACCTGGAGCCTGACGTCATCTATGCGCCTCCACCTGCGCCCGGTCCGCAGGCGCCGTCTCTTTCACCTGGTACTACGGCCAGCATTATCGGCACACCCAGGCAAACTCTGTATGGCGTGATGTTTACCGTGCTACTTGATCCGCGCCTGAAGGTAAAGCTGCCTATACAAGTAGTAGCACTGGATCCGAGCACGGTGTTTCAACAGTTGCCGCTCTTGCCTAATCCCAATAGCGGCTTTCCTTCGCCGCTAACGTCTGACTTGAAGTTATTTGTGGCCCAGGTGCGCCATACTGGCGATACGCGCGGGAACGACTGGCAGACGGAGGTGACCGGTTACACTACTACCTACGCAGCCGGACTCATAGAGGGCATATTTGCGCCAGGAGCAGGTGCGCCATGAGTAACACTCAGACCTACCCGACGCCACTGACACCCTCGCAACTTAACCGGGCTGAGAGTGCGCAGTGGAAGCAGATCGTTACACAGGCCCTGGCAGATACGCGCGTGGCTACACCTGCATTCTTGGTAGAAGACATGGATCAAGCCACGCAGACCGTTACAGTCCAGATAGCCATACAGGAGCGCGTGCGACCGCCACAGGGCGCGGCGCAATGGTGGGATTTGCCACCGATTGGACGGGTACCGGTAGTTATGCCGGGCGGTGGCGGGGCCAGTCTTACTTTTCCGCTTAAGAAGGGCGATGAAGGGCTGCTGATATTTTGCGATACGTGCTTTGACAACTGGTGGCTTAACGGGCAGAACAGCGCGCCTATAGCCTATAACCAGACCGCTGCAGCCGGTGGACCTGGTACCGCGTCCGGCAGTCAGCAGCAGCTGGCCGTCCGTCGCCATGACTTTTGGGATTGCGGTTTCCTGCCTAAGATGCGCAGCCAGCCTAACTTGCTAAGTAACTACTCGGCCAGCTCCGCGCAGTTGCGTATGGATGACGGCTCAGCGATTGTAGACATCGCAGAGAATTTGGTAAGCGTGTTCAAACACGGCGGTACACCTCAATTACTGGCGACTAATGATTTGTATTTGTGGATCATGAATGAACTGATTCCGTTCATACAAGGCCTTGGTTATGCTGGTCCTGTTCCGCCAGGCACTTCCGTAACCTCTATTTTTAAGGCTCAGTGATATGTCTTCCTTCGCATATTTGGCACTTGATTCTGACTACGATCCTGTGTTCGCCGATGGCACCTCGCTGACCGGCGTGCAGGCCGTGGCGCAGGCCGTATTGACAAACCTGAAGCTGTTCTACGGCGAATGGTGGGAGGACGTCACCATTGGCCTGCCTGTATTTCAGGGAATACTTGGACAGCCCACCACGCAGCGTAACCTGTCTGCTATGAGTCTGCTTGTACAGCAGACGATTGAGTCCACGCCTAATGTTACTGGCGTAGGGCCCATAGAGGTGAAATTCAACAATGGCCAGTTCAGCTTTTCGGCTGAGTTCCAGACTGCCTTTGGACCGGCTGTATTGACTTCTACCCTGCCAGGCCTGTCGGCCAGTTTGAGCTAGAATACCTATGTCCACACCTCCTTATGTCCCGCCGTTCGTTGGTGCCGCAGGCCTGGTGGTCAACGGTTATCCCTCCATACAGGCAGACAACATTCAGAAGTTTCTTAATATCTACGG